CCAGAACTTTCTGCTGGTTCCAATGAAAACATTTTATATTTTTACAACAACGGCAGTAACACATTAAGAGTTACAGAAAATAATATTCAATTAGATACAATTGATACTATTACTTCTGTAACGTCAAATACTCTAAACCTAGATGCTCAACTGATTACATTCAATAGTTCAGCAGCTTCTATTGACACATCTTCGTTAACCAGCACTTTTATCTCTACAACGAAAGACAATTTAGATCTTGGACTTTCCAGTGGATTAACAAATGATCCTCTTTTGAGATTATCAGACACCGGTGACATTTATTATAACTTAGGATTTGGAACAGGTGTTTATAATGGAGTAAAAGTATTTGATAATGAACTCAAGGAATTAGAAATTGCTGATTACAAAATATCAACAACAAAAGTTACTCTTACTCGTGGAACTGTTAATTCTGGAAATACAGTATTATATGATCCAGCATTACACACTTCTTCCAAAGTACAAATTATTGCTCATAATGAAACAACAGGTGATAAAGAGTTTATTGAATATTCTGTTATAGATAAAGGTACTGATATATTCTTTACCGATTTTGGTAATGTTAAGACTGGTGCTGAGTTAATCTCTTGTGTTTTTGATTTTAACGCTAGCAACAACGTTCGTGTTACATTCACACTCAATACTTCTCTATCCACTGGAAATGTAGTAAAAGTGACTGTTATCAGTAACATCATCAAGAGGTAAAAATGGCATCAAATTTACAAACATTAGATTCATTTGGTGGATTTTCTGTTGGAAATACCACATTAGTTAATGATAAAAAAGATATCAAGAATGCGAATTCTTTAGAGATTAAGAATTCTTTTTATCAAGATAGTTCAACATCTTATTATGTTTTAAGGGGAATTAATACATCTGTTCTTTCATTGGATGATGTTGGTTCTCAAATTATATTGCCATCAAATACAATTAATTTTATCACAGCAAATATTGTTGCTGTGAATGATACTGGTGGAGGTCACTTATCATCAAAAATTGAGAGTGCTGTTTCGGTAGGATCTGCTGGAGCAGTTCAAGAGTTATCTTCAATGACCACTATTATCAAAGATAGTATTCCAGAAGGTCAAAATTGGACAATAGAACCTTTTGATAGTGGGGCATCTAACAGATATAGTTATTCTACAGTAAGAGCAGGCACAACAATTAATATCAAGTGGGTCGTTTATGTGAAAGTAGTGAGCATCACTTGGACTTGATGATAAATAGAAAAGAATAAAACCTACGGCAGAGGCTGGATAGTACAATGAGTTTTCAGTTTAATTCCGATAGAGAACAAATCAAAGCTACTAATCCTTCTCTAATCGGTAGTAATGAATTAACGATTCGTTCTGGTTCTGGATCTAATGAAAAAGAGGTTCTAAGAGCACAACTTGACTCAGTAACTACTTTGCCTCGCATTGGTATTAATAGAACTGGTAATAGAATTGACAGAATTGTTGTAACATCACAAGGTTCTGGATACACATTACAACCAACAGTTACTTTATCGGCACCTCCAAATGGTGGAGTACAGGCTCTTGCTTCTGCTGTAATTAGTGATGGATCTGTCGTAGCAATCTTGGTTGATAATATTGGGCGTGGATATACATCTGCTCCTTCTGTAACTATTACTGGTGGTAATGGACAAGGAGCTGCTGCGACTGCTTTTCTTGATACTGTTGATTTTGAACTTGATATTAATGGTGCTATCAGAACATCCACTTCTATCATTTCTGATACGGCAAGAATTCTAAATCTTGATATTGACAATTTTGTTACTCCAGATGCTCAGTTTAGAGCACCAAATTTAAAAACATACTTGAACTCTGGTGGTACTCCATGGGCTGCGGGAGTTATCATACAGCAAAATCAATATCGTTATCATAATACAAATGTTTATCAAGCATTAAATACTGGAACTCTTGGATCAACTCCTCCACAACATACAGATGGAATTGAGTTGAATGGAGAGGTTCAGTTAAAACATATTGGTATTAGAGCTGTTGATTCAAATAGACCATATTTCAATCAGGGTGGTCAAGCAGGAATTTTCCCAAGATCTATTACTCCATCATTTGGTGATAAGTCAGATAAAATTGCTACTACAGAATACGTTCTCAATCTTGCTACAAATGACGTTGGTGGTCGCATTTACGTTTCAGAACAAATTGGTTCTGATTTAAATGATGGTCGTTCTGCTGTTAATCCAGTTAGAACTATCAAAAAAGCAGCACAATTAGCTTGGACAACTCCAGGAGTAAAGGAAACAATTGTTGTTTCTGGTGGTGATTATGTAGAAGACAACCCAATTTCACTTCCTCCAGATGCTTCAGTTGTTGGTGATAACTTACGTCTTGTTATTATTAGACCAAATAATCCACGTAAGCACATCTTTAAGTTTGGAGACAAAAACTACGTAACTGGTGTCACATATAGAGATAAAGTTGATTCTAATGGTGATCCAGTCGCCACTTGGGATTACGCGATGGTCTTTGATGACAAACAGCGTATTGAGATTGATGTAACAGCAAATGGTGATTATGGAGTTGATTTCCCAGTTGGTCATCAAATTTTTGGTCCAGAAAAATTCCGTGCTACCTATCAAACTAACACTGGATTATCTCAATTAACGGCTGGACAAAGAGTAAGAGGTGTTAATACTGGTGCTATTGGTCTTTTGACCGATGTAACATTTACTAGAACTACTGGAGCTAGTGCTTATGTAAATGGTACTGTTGATTTTACTGTTATTAGCGGTAGCTTTAATGCGGGTGAAACATTCCAATATGGTGGTATTGGTTCGGTAAGTTTTGCTCCAAATACTGCTTATACATTAGGACAGTTGGTTTGGACTGGTGATAATGTTTATACTATAACAACTGCTGGTACTTCAGCATCTTCTGCTCCATCTCATACTACTGGTGCTGTTACGAATGGAACCGCAGTATTCACATTTTTAAGAGCAGCATACGAATTTATTTCAACTGATATTATTTCCATCAGAGCAGAAGGAGAAGTAGTATTCATAAATGAAGATGTAACTTCCGCTTTACCAATTGTAAGAATTGATTTCTCAAAACAAGGTGATCCAGAAGTTGCTACTGGTGGTTTTGGAGATTATGGAACACCAGAAGATCTTGGTGGTATTGTATTCTATACAAATGCTCTGGTTGGAAGACAAAATACTCATAACTTTAAAGAAGGTCAGGAAATCTTTATTTCAAACCTTCCAACATCATCACCAGATCTTTCATTTCTAAATGGAAAACAAAGAATTTACAAAGTTATTGAAGATGCTGATGGTAGAGCGAGAAGATTTGTCATTCCAAAGAAAACTACAGTAACTCTTGATTCAAACTTTGATCCAGGTCAGTTTGCTAATGTAAAATCATATTCAAAATCAATTACTCTATCTCTACTAAACTCACCAAACAAATTCCCAGTCGCAACTCCAGTAGCAAGAAGATACCAAGATGCTTGCTTACAGATTAGAAACAATATTGACTTCATCGCTGATGAAGTTGTAAGAAAAATCAATGATCAATTTAAGAGAGAATATTTCCCTGTATATGGAATTAGTGGTGTTCAATTTAAAATATATCTAGGACCATCATCATTCGCACATACTTATGTAAGTGGTGGTACAGTAACATTTAATGGAACTGCTTACAATATAACTGGTTTTACATATGATAATGTTGTTACTGGAGAAGCAACGATTACAACATCAATTCCAGTTGCTTCTCTAGTAGAGGATAGTGTCGTAAGACTTGCTGGTATTGTTGTTAGTTGCGTTATAAATGGAGTAACAACTCAAAAGACGTATCCAAGCTTTAATATTCCAGTAAGCGATGCTAAGTGCCGCAGAGACATCGGTCACTTCCTAAATGCTATTTGTAGAGATTTGGAATTTGGAAGTAACTACAATGTAATTGATGCGGCAAAGAAATATATTTCTGCTGGGCAAATTGATCTTGTAGATTACGAGATTATTCAAACTGTTCGTGCTATTGAATATGCCAGAGAGTTAGCAATCTATGCGATGAGAAAGTGGAGAACCAAAAATGGAGCTCCTTCTGATCCAATTTACACTCCACAGTATTCTTCAGTCACACGTTACTTTGATCCAACTGTAATTGATGATTTGGTATCACCAGCATGTGCTAACGTAGCATCTGCTATTAATACACTATCATATCTGTTTGTTGATGTTCTCACAAATAATGCTTCTGGAACTTATCTAGATGGTGCTTATCTAATTGCCAGAAACAGAGATCTAATCGCAGATCAAGCATATCTAGCAACTAAAACACAATATCCATCACTTGGTTTATCAAATCTAAACGAAAGCAAGTGCCGTAGAGACATTAACTATATCATTGATGGTTTGTTAAGAGATCTCGTTCTTGGTGGAAATGCTGGTATTGTTACTGCTGCCGAATCATATTTTACAAACACAGTACTTACTGGAATTCCAGAAGCACAAAGAGATGAAACAATCTATGCTTTCAATCAAGTAAGAGATTTAACCATTCAGGCAATTCGTAACTGGAGTGGTGGTACAGTAGCAACAAGAACTCCAACTGGTGCTACATACAACGCAACAACTGGTGTTCTAACAGTTACTTTCCCAAACCCAACAACTCCAGTTACAACTGCCCATAGACTTGCCTTTAAAGAAGGAGCATTAACATTCAGTTGTACTTCTGGTAGTGGTGGAAATCTAGCAAGTCCAACACCAACAGATCGTAACTATGGTAAGAGTTTAACAATCACCAATGTATCAACTGCTGGTGGAAATACCACTGTTACAGTTAATGTTGGAGATGCTGGAACAGCATCTGGAGCAACTCACACATTTGTAAGTGCCCTAGCAAATGGAACTATTATTATCTACAACCCAGTTACATCTGCTCTAACTTCACCAATACCAAAATATGAAGATTGGAATATCCTACTGTCATCAGAAAGTCCTCTTTGTGCTAACGTTGCTTCTTCAATCACAACTTCATTTACACTTCTAGAAGATATTTTAGATGGTACTATTGCTCCTGGAGCAACGACTAAAAACTTTGGTACTTTGTATAGTACAGTTGGAATTGTAACTTATCCAGATAGTACAATTTATGACGCAGATGGTGTAATTTATACTCCACGTTCAGATTATGATGATTATCCAATTATTGAAGCTTCTCCATATACACAAAACGCATCGGTAATCTCATTCTTAGGTGGAGGCGGTGCTCTTATTGATGGATCTAAAGTCAAACAACCAAACTGCCCATTCCCTGGTCTAGAACTTGATGGTTCTGCTACTTTCCCAAATCAGGGTAAGTCAATGGTTGCTGCTGCTTTCACCATTGTTTCATTTGGTGGAACTGGATACAGAATTATCAATGATGGTTATGTACAGTTAGTTTCTGTATTCGTTATTTTCTGTACTGATGGTGTGTTAGCAGAAAGTGGTGGATATGCTTCTATTACAAACTCTGCTACCAACTTTGGTATCTTTGCTTTGAGAGCAACTGGATACAATAGTTTTGCTTATTCTTTTGACGTTGGAACAATTACCAATGTTTCTTCTACTCCAACTGGAAGAACTATCTTCACTATTGATGGTCTTGGAAGAGAACCACTTGAGCACTATGTTGTCAAAATTGATGGATATGAAAACGTAAATCCAGAAATTGAGTATTATATTGATACAGTTGGAGCAGTAACAGTTGGACCTCCTTTCTCTGCTCAAGTAACAATTGAATCAGGATCTGGTGGTCCAGCAGAATTTAAGTCAATTGCTACTGGACAAGCAGTTTCTAATTCTACTTTGACTGGTAAAACAATTAGATTGCGTCGTCCATCTATTGTCAATTCATCATCACACACTTGGGAATTTGCTGGATCTGGTACAAACTATAATGCTCTACCAGAAAATGGCGGTGTCAAAATTGAGGCATATGAACAAGTTTCCGAAAACTATGGTAGAACATATGTTTCTGGTACTGATGAACTTGGAGACTTTAAGGTTGGTACATTCGCAAGAATTGAAAACAGAACTGGTAATATTACCTTTACTGGTACGGTTACCATCTCAGAAGTTGAATTCCTCAAACTGAAAGGTGGAGACGTTGTTGTTACTGGATTTGACGCTTCTAATACTCTTGGCGGTGCTAACTCAACCGACTCCAAACTGCCAACTCAGAAAGCAGTTAGGGACTATATCACAAATAACCTCGGTCCATACATCAATAAACCATACTCCACAAACGCTGTTCCTAGGGCGCTTGTAGAACTTACGGACAGTGGTAAGATCTCTATTGATCAGATCCCACCACTCAGACCATTCAGTGTCTTTACTGTTGCGGATCAGGCAGCTCGTCTTGCGATTGAAGGTGCTCTTGCTGGAGATATTGCTATTCAACAAGATACATCTGCTTCATACATTCTGAATAATGACAATGCGAGTTTATTTGTTTCATTCAATGTGGATCCAACTCTACAATTCACTGCTAATGATGTATTTACTGGTAGTATTTCTGGTGGTAAAATTCAAGCAACAGAATATCGTCAAGGTGTAGTTTATCAGATTAATATTACAGATCCAGGATCTGGATACACATCTGCTCCAGTAATTACAATTACTGGAGGAACTCCACAGGCAGGTTCTGTACCAGCATCAGCAACATGTACAATTGCTAATGGTCAAGTTGTTACTGTTACAATTCAAATCTTTAATGGATTTAGAGGTGGTAAAGGATACACAACTCCACCAACAGTGACATTTTCTGCTCCATCTGGTGCTGGAACACAAGCAACTGGTGTTGCTTTAATTGAAAGCAGATTGTATGGAAATATTGTTAATAACATTAAGATAACTGAAACCGACACAATTCAGTCAAGTGACATCCCAGCAGAAACTATTAACATCAATAGAGTTGTAAATACTTCTGCTTCAAATAATAACAATTGGGTATCTCTTTCCACTAACCAGATTGCTGCTTCTGATATTACGTCTGGTGTTATTGCCACATCAAGATTAGCAAATAACTCAGACGCTGCTAACTCCTTCACATTCCTTCGAGGAGATCAAGCATATGCTCCAGTTGTCCAATCAATTAAGGGAGCAGAGAGTAGATATTTCGCTAAATTATTCTCGCAGGCAAACAGTGGATCTTCGCAACTACTGTTTACTACTAACTCTAATACATTAGTTGGTCACGAAGTAGTCAATAATATTACAGGAATTCAAGCAAATACCAACATTTCTGGTGTTGTTACTTCTGCTGGTATTACAACAGTAGCACTGAATAATCCTTTAACATCAACTCTTGCTGCTGGAACAATTATTGAATTTAGAAGAGGTGCCTCTCCTCTTGTATTTGAATCATCATTTACACAGGGAGGATTTGTTGATAACGTTGTAATTGCTAGCGGAGGAAGTGGATTTACAAATGGACAATATTTTGATGTTCCACTATCTGGTGGATCTGGAACTGGACTAAGATCCAATATTATTGTTACCAATGGAGCAGTAACAGAAGTAACTGTTACAAGTTCTGGAACAGGATATACAGCAGACTTTAACGTTTCATCAGCTCCAGCAGAAATTGGCGGTGGATCTGGACTTGTTCTTGCTGCTAAAATTAATACTGTTAGCAGACAATATGCCAATACATCTCTTGATATTCAGAGAGTAACTGATCTTACAATTTCAGCAGATGAATTTGGTACAATTGGTGTTGCCAGATTTAAAAAATCTCAATTCCTGATTGGTCAATCTGGTAATGGTTCTATTGTTCTCAAGACAGGTGCTGATAGTGGTCTTGATGCTGACCTTCTTGATGGAGCACAAGGTTCTTACTATCTAAATGCTTCAAACTTAAACTCTGGTACAGTATCTGTAGATAGACTATCTGGAACATATAACATTAGTATTTCTGGTCAGTCTGGTAATACAATTCGTCTTCTTTCAAATACAACAAACCCAACATCAAATCCTTCCCCAAATGCTTTCTCTGTTGGTATTGTTGCTGATACAAGAAATAATTCTGCCAATGGTTTGTCTGATGGTGGTACAAAAAATATTGTTCTTTCTATCAGACCTGGCGGATCTGGATTTACTGTAGATGGTGGTGTAAAACAATTAGCATTTACAGACAACGATAACATGTGGTTACGTGGTTCTGGAACTGCGGTTGATACATTTGGTTCTTGGGCTAAGGTTTGGACTTCTCTAAATGATGGTCCTGGTACTGGTCTTGATGCCGATAGACTTGATAATCGTCAAGGCACTTGGTTCCAGAATGCCATCAATATGAATTTTGGAACTTTAAGTGATAATCGTTTGCCATCGTATCAAACCAGAAAAGATTTTCAAGACACAGTAAGAGTTTTATCATTTACTGGACAACCAAGATATAGAATTTATATTCCAGATGAAACTTTAACGGCATCACCTTTCCTACCTGGATTGACAGTTAATCTTTACAATTCTCTAGATCAGGGAACTGGTGTTATTTCAATTACAGATGTTACTGTAAATAATGATACGAATGATCCTTTTAATAACTATACAATTATTACTGGTACTTTAACAACTGGTAATTTTATTGGCGCAACTAGTATTGGTATTACATCAAACAAAAAAGCATTTAGAGACTTTAGTATTGCTACATTAGATTCTAATGCTGATGGTATTCCAGATGGATCATTCGTTGCTGCTACTCTTGAGAGCGATGGTGGAACTGCCAATCTAAGACTTGGTAGAAAAGATGGTCAGGCATCTTCACCTGGACTATACTTCAACTCATCAACACTTGCTGCTACCTATAATGCTGCTATCGTAGCTACTGGTGGTAATGGATCAACTTCCAGCGGTACTCTGGATGTCAAGGTAGTAAATGCTAATGGATTTACTCTAAATGGCAATACAATCTGGAACGCTGGTAACGTAACATTCAACAGCACAAATGTTGTTTCAACTGCTGTTATTCGTGATGCTTCTGGTAACTTTGCTGCTGGAACAATCACAGCAAATCTAACTGGTGCTGCTTCAGCAAACGTTCTGAAAGCTGGCGACACTATGACTGGTTCGCTAACCCTAACTGGTGCTGGAAGTAACCTAAGTGTTTCTGGAACTCTTGGAGTTACTGGTAATACTACATTAACTGCCAATCTTATAGTAGATACAAACACATTATATGTACAATCTACAGATAATCTTGTTGGTATTGGATTGGTGCCAAGCACAGCAGCATCCACAAATAGCAAACTTCAGGTATATGGTGGAACTCTTGGTTCTACAGATGAAAGCAAATTGTATCTTGCTTCATTTGAAGCAGCAGTATCAAATTACAGTAGATTATTGATCTATAATAGAAAGTTCAATACAACTTTCACAGATTGGAGATCTGCTTCAACTAGAATTCAACAAAGAATTGATGTAACAGATCAAGCTTATATTGAGTTTAACCCAGAAGGTTCTGAATATGGACTTGCTTTGGGAACTCAAAATAATGAATCACTAAGATTAATTCAAACTGGAGAAGTTGGCATTCGTAAAACTCCTTCTACTGGATACAATCTAGATGTTTCTGGAAAAGGTAGGTTTTCAACTTCATTAGAAATCCGTGATGCTTCTGATAACTCTGGAGCATCTATGTTGTTCCTTGGTTCTTCTGGTTTTAGAAACTTTAGAATTGGTAACCAGTTAGTTGGTAATGATATTTTTGAGATTACACCTTCTACTGCTGCTGGTGGGTCAACATGGGCAACAACTCCAGCGTTAGCAATTCAGGGTTCTACAAGTAGAGTTGGTCTTGGTACAACTACATTTAGCAGCACTGCTACAGGCGCTACTGTAAATTACCAACTTAATGTCCAAGGTAACATTAATATCAATGGTACTGTTTATCAAAATAATCTACCATTCGTTACTTCGAGATGGACTCAATCCACAAATGGAACAGACATTCATAGATTGTCTCGTGTTGGAATTGGTGTTGCTGATCCTACTTGGACTTTACAAGTTGGTGGATCTGGAAATAATGGTTTAAATATTCAGGGAACAAACTTCAGTAGTGGAGTAAATAATTCTGTTCTTTATGCTAATGGCGATAGACAATGGTTAGACAGTTTTGGTATATTTAAATCAAATAGAAATAATGTTTCGGAAAATGTTACTATTCCAAATGGAGCAAACACTTTATCATCTGGGTCTATAGTTATAAATAGTGGAGTTACAGTGACAGTTCAAACTGGTGGTACTTGGAATATAGTATAAAGAATAAATATGGCAACTTCAAAATTAACAGCTGGTAATATAAATCCTTCTTCTGGTCTTGTCATTCCTGTTTTGGATAATGACCCAGGAGATGGTACTATTGGGGAATTGGTGTATGTAAATGGACGTTTAAAGTATTTTGATGGAACTCAATGGTATTGGATAGGTGACACTAAAGGTGGTCTTGCTGTTACGAGTAATTTAATTCTAAGACTAGATGCTAGTGAGGCCACTTCATATCCAGGATCTGGAGGAGTATGGTATGACCTGAGTGGTGCTGGTAATAACTTTAATGTTAATTCCACTGCTTATAATTCTAGTGGAAAATATTTTGATTTTAATGGAAGTTACGGTTGTGCTAAAAATAGTAGTGATATTTCATTATCTGGTGATGTTACCTATGTTGCTGTAACTAGAGTTAAAAATAGTACAGCAGAATGGAGAACATTAACTAGATCATATTCTAGTGATCACCATGTAATTATTCAGTCTGGTGGTTGGAATATTGGCATGTACGATAATGATGGTGCTGGGTTTATCGGCACTGGTTATTCTCAGCAATCCTTGCCAGGATATTCTACCAATACATTTGATGTACTGTGTTGGAGATGGAACGCTACAAGCGATTCTCCAACATATGATCTCAATGTAAATGGTGTACAAAGAGGGACAATTAATAATTCTAGCGCTAGATATAATAGAGGTTTTGGATCTATTGGTGCTTATCATAATGGAAATACCGATGTAAATAATGCTTCTCAATGGTGGGGAGATATTAAATTTTTTGCTGTTTATAATCGTCGCTTAACTGATACTGAAGTACAATCAAATTATACTTCTCTAAAAACAAAATTTGCTACTAACTGATTGCTATTATGTCTACTATAAACGCTGAAATCATTAATATTACAGATAGATTAAAATTACCTGTTTACACAACAGCTCAAAGAAGTGCTCTATCTTCTCCAGTAGCAGGGTTATTAATCTATAATTCTACTATAGGAAACATTGAAGTCTATACTGGAACTGCTTGGCAAACAGTTCAGCAAACTCCAGCAGATACAGGTGGAGGAAAAGGATGGTCTATTTCTCAGGGTGCTGATGGAAGTAATATAACGGGATTTACTAATAATAGTATGCTTCAGTATACTTTAAATACAGATAACCAAGGAGCAAACCAAGGAGCAACAAAACTATCATATTCTTCTGGTTGTCCTGGTGGTAATCAATTCTGTTATCACTCTGGTCACCAAGTTCCAGCGTGGTGGCCAATGTATCATGCTATCCAAGTTACTACAGATACAAAAGGAAAGGTATTAAATCAGATTAATTGGCAAACTCATATTAATGCTATTGGTAACGTAGACTTTTTTGGAAGTAATAATGCTATTACAGCAGCAAATTACACCACAGAAAGTAATTGGACACATCTAGGAAGAGCACATTTTGGTGGATCTGGTGGAGGAAGTAGTGATTGTACGGTTTACACTAGAACATTTAATCCAAATAATTATGGTTATCAGTGGTATATGATCAAAGGTGTTGATAACCAGTCATCTCCTGTTGCTTATCCAAATACTGGATCAAGAGGTGGGTGGGCTATGTATCGTTTAAGATTAAATAAGGTGTAGGAATTTAATAGATATGTCTAGAATAAATGTATCATCTTTAGTCTCAACGGAAAGATTAAGATTACCAGTTTTTACCACAGCACAGAGAGATGCTTTAACTCCAGAAGCGGGAATGCTGATTTTTAATTCAACTATTCAGGAGGTTCAAATTTATTTTGGAAATCCCGATAATGGATACAAATGGCAATCCGCTGGAGCAGATTTAGCTCCTATAGCTACTAGCGGCGCAGCGGCTGTTAAAGATGGATCCACATCAGCTTTAGCAGCAGATTCGGCAGCAGCAATAAAAACAGTAAAACCAAGTGCTACAGATGGTATTTACTGGATTAACTTACCTACTGTCGGTCCAAAACAAATTTATTGTATTATGGATAGTGGATTTGATGGTGGTGGATGGATGATGGCAATGAAAGCAACTAGAGGAACTACTTTTAGTTTTGGATCTAGTTATTGGACAAGCACTAATACTTTAAATGAAACTGCTTATAATACCTCAGATGGAGACGCCAAATTTGAAACATTTAATAGATTTGCTGCTAAAGATCTATTAGCAGTTTGGCCAGACCTTGGTGCTAACTCTGGATGTTTTAATACAAGCAGAGGTCACATTTGGTTAGAAAATAATTTTTGGCAAAGTGGAACCAGAATTACATTAACAAGTCTCTTTAATACTGCTAATGAATATTTTATTCGTGATGCTAATAACTTCTGTGGTATTGGTCAATTTTCAAGACAAACAGACGTTAGATTTTATGGATTTAATTATTCCAATGATCAAAACTTAGCAAGAGTTCGTTGGGGATTTGGTTGGAACGAAAATGGAGGCGGTCTTTGGCCAAATGGAAACCAAGGAAGTGATGACGTTGCTGGCGGTATTGGTATGACTGGTACACAGCAAGGTCAGGTTAATTATTCTGCTGGTGATTTTATTGGATGCTGTCAAAACGTAACTGGTTTCAATAGATCCGCTAGAGTAGAGGTGTATGTAAGATGATTAATATAGATCTCACAGAAGAAGAATTTAATTTAATTATTAATTACAGAAAAGGTAAGTATAATATTGATATTACAGAGGATGAATATAACGAAATTGTAAGTCGTCGTAATGGTGCTGTAAAAACATATGTAAAATACATACAAAATATCGAAAAACTAGTCAATCAAGAGAATGAATTTGTTTCCGAAAAAGCAGCAATATTTTTAGAAATTGCCAACAAATTACATAACAAAGAAATTGATTTGGAAGAATATACAACAACAGAAGATATTGTTTATGGTGGGGAAGATGAGGATACGATTTTTAAAATCAGATCTTTGAATTATATTAAAAATGCTATAGCATTACATCATCCAAATTGAGGTATAATAAATAATCGTACACACCATTACTTGTGATAACTATGGATCCCGCAGCACTAAAGAAAAATTTCGAAGAGCAAATTGCTACTACTGATAAGCAAATTGCTGAACTAGAAGAAAACCTCACTAAAGCAAAAGAATACAAGCTTAAGTTACAAGGTGGTCTAGAAACTCTAAGTCTCCTAGAAGAACCAGCAGCAGAAGAAGAAACTGCCTCTGAACCTTCGTAATGATTGAAGTATATGACAATTTAATATCAAAAAATTATCTGAGAGATATTCAAAATTATTTTATTGGTGGAAATGCTCAGTGGACGTATATGCCATCAATGACGTATGGAAATACTGAAGAAAATATTCAATCTTTTGGATTTAGTATCGGAATTTGCGATCATGGAAATTTCCAAAATACTTATCCCGCTACTTTGTTAAAAGGTCTTTTATATCAAATACAAGAAAAAACGAATAAAAATCAAATTTTAAGATCTAGGATTGATATGACTGTTTATAATCCAAATAAATATAGACACGAAATTCATATAGATTTGCCAAAAGAAATTGATAATATTACCACTATTTTTTATTTAAATGATAGTGATGGTAATACATTATTATATGATTTGAATGATAATGTATTACAAGAAGTCGAACCAGTAGAAAATAGATTATTAGTTTTTTCTGGTGATATACCTCATACTGGTCATTCTCCATCAAAAAATAAATCAAGAGTTTTAATAAATACAAACTACATTTAGATTAAATCCCTTCTTACTAAATAGGTATGAAGGGATTTTTTGTGTCTAATGGCAAAACCAAGCTCACGATCCGAACTCATCACATACTGTAAGAGGCAGCTTGGTGAACCTGTCCTTCAGATTAACATTGATGATGAGCAGGTCAGTAACGTTATTGATGATACTATTCAGTTCTTCCAAGAGAACTGCTATAACGGTATGGAGCGTTGCTACCTAAGACACGAAATTAATGCTGATGATAAGACAAGATTGGAAGGTGAAGTTACAACCACGAATGGAACTACAAATTGGGAAGAGGCAACAAATTATATTCCAATTCCAGATCATGTCGTGGGTGTTAGCAGAGTGTTTGGAGTGGTTGGAAATAGCATTCGCAGTAATTTATTTGGTATTGAATATCAGATCTTCCTTAATGACCTCTATGCTTTTGGATCACTTGACATTCTGAATTATTATATGACAAAACAATATCTGGAAACTCTGGATATGGTTTTGAACAATGGATCATTTCAACAGTTTAGATACACGATGCGTCGTGATCGTTTGTATCTTGATGTGGATAAGGATTTTCTACAAGAAGGTCAGTGGTTGTTGATTGAAGCACACCGTCTTGTCAATCCAAATGATGCTACTGAAATGTACAATGATATGTTTGTGAAGCGTTATGCCACTGCCCTTATGAAAAAGCAGTGGGGGCAGAACCTCATCAAATACAATAATGTTCAATTGCCTGGTGGATTAACATTAAATGGTAGGCAGTTGTATGAGGATGCGATTGGTGAAATTGAAAAGATAGAGAGTGAAGTCCTCAGTAAGTATGCCGAACCACCTATGGATATGATCGGATAAGATGCCTACCAGTCCTTATTTTCCTACCTACTATCAAGGTCACCCAGGAGAACAGAACCTGGCACAGGATCTTGCTGACGAACAGATCAAGCTGTTCGGAACAGATATCTATTATCTACCGAGGACTATTCTTAGAGATAACACACTTGATGATGTTATCTATTCTAAGTATCAAGATCAATTTCAAGTAGAGATGCTTCTACAGAATGTAGAAGGTTTTGGTGCTCAATCAGAATTCATCAGTAAGTTTGGCATTCGTATTACTGATGAAGTAAAATTTATTGTTTCTTCCAGAAGATGGGACCAGGCGGAAGCACAATACACTCCAACGCTCACTGTTCCTGGAAGACCAAACGAAGGAGATCTTTTGTATTTCCCTCTCACAAAGGATATCTACGAAATCAAATTTGTAGAAAGAGAAACTCCATTCTATCAGTTTGGTAAAATTCAGTTTCTGATTATAACTGCTGAGATCTATGAGGTTGGAAATGATCTCATTGATACCGGTATTGCTGATATTGATGAGATAGAAACACTATTCAGTTCTGCGATATCGTTGGTAATGAATACAGGTGGTACTGGAACATTTACTGTGGGTGAGTTGGTCACTGGCGGAACAAGCAATACAGAAGCTACAGTTAAGTCTTGGACTGCTGCTACCAGAACTCTTCAGGTCATCAATCGAACAGGAACTTTTGTAGCGACTGAAACAATTACTGGCGATGATAGTAATGCTGTATGGGTTCTTGGATCATTTGACACTCTAAATAATACAAACAGCGAATACGATCAAAATAGAGAAATTGAAGACGAAGCTGATAATATCATAAATTGGACTGAAAAAAATCCATTTGGTGAATTTGGAAATTATACAGGTAGCATCTGATGTTAGGATCTCATTTTTACAACGAAATCACGCGCAAGAACATCATTGCGTTTGGAACTCTTTTTAACAACATCACACTGAGAAAGAAAAATCCAGCAAACGGTGATGTATTAGAGGAAGAGAAAGTTCCTTTGGCTTATGGTCCAAAGCAAAAGTTTCTTGCTCGCTTAGAACAAAATCCAGAGGTTGGCAGAAAGGTAGCGATCACATTGCCACGTTTATATTTTGAGATGACTGGCATTGAATATGATGCTTCCCGTAAAACATCTCCAATTCAAAAGTATAAGACAGTCATCAACAATGATGGTGATGAAGTCAGAGTTCAGTATGTTCCTGTTCCTTATAACATGAACTTTGATCTTGGTATCATCGCAAAGTCACAAGATGATGCGCTACAAATTGTTGAACAAATCATTCCATATTTCCAACCATCATTTTCTGTGACGTTGAATATGATCCCAGATATGAATGAAAAGAAAGATGTTGCCATCGTATTAAATGATATCTCGTATGAAGATGAGTGGGAAGATGACTACATGCAGCGTAGATTTATTGTCTACACTTTAAGATTTACTGCCAGAACATACTTCTATGGTCCATACAGCACTTCTGACATCATCAGGCAGGCAATCATTCACGAGACCGTTGGTGATGCTGCTGTCAACAGAAGAGCAATTACCAGAACATATACTCCTGTTGCCACTACAGACCTTGATGGTGATAATGATGTAGATGCGGCTGATACAGCAATTGTAACTGCTGATGATGATTTTGGATTTAATGAAGGTATTACGATCTATTAATTATGGAAGACTTAGAAAAAAACATGGAAAACATTCTGAACATTGAAGTTCAGGATGTTGAATGCTTGCCAAAAAAAGAGGTCGTTGAAAGCATTGATCCTCTTCAAGATAGATTAAAAGATTATGAATATACGAGAGGAGAATTATACAACCTCATCAGCAAGGGTCAGGAGGCGGTACAAGGCGCTTTAGAGGTCGCACAGGAGAGTGGGCACCCAAGAGCGTATGAAGTCGCTGTGAACGCCATGAAGCAGGTAGCAGACATGACTGACAAGCTTGTAGATCTTCAGAAGAAAATGAAAGATCTTGATGCGGAGAACAAGAAGGTCACAAATGTTACAAACAATGCGATGTTTGTTGGCAGCACCACAGAGCTACAGAAGATGCTCAAACAGATGGGTGGCAACAAAAGATAAATAAGTTGTTACCGTTGTGACAACTTTATATGCCACGCGAATGGAATACCTCGTTTAGGGAACCGTGGAACCCTATCATTAAGAGGTGTTTAGATGGCGCAGATCTCCACACACAAATTTACATAGAAACCGGCGATAGGTTTCACGAAATTCAAGCAGAAAAATTAAGAGACTACGTTAGATCATTAAAAGATTGGATCCATGCGACAGAACCGGAAGGATTTCATAGAAATAAATAAAATATATGTGGTCGGAAAATGTCGGTTCCAACAACTAATACAAACTATGTCAGAAATGACATAAATTGTGATCCATTAGTAACACAACCTGCTTCAACTACTATTGATGTATTCAATAGTACCGAGGGTTGGACGGCATTTCAATACAAAGATTTCAACGGTGATTATGTTGCCAGAAATTATGATAATACGGTGAGAACACCCGGCACATTTCAAGCAAGGAACTACGATAATACTGTTAGAACTCCTGCTGATTATCAACGTTATGATGAAACCAATACCGCAGTATTAGCATAATGGCACAGTATAGTAAACACTACGAAGATTTCCTACCGCAGGAAAAAACAAACTTTGAAGTAGTTATGATTGCCGATAACTTCGGCAAACTTACTGCTGGAACTGGAGCAACTGCTACTGATGCCTTTGGTCGTTTGAGAGTTGCCGAGACATTTACTCTTGGTGACTATAAGCACATCTATGCGATTGACCCAAACTTTCTTGATGTAAAAGCAAATGGCGGTGATATTCAATTTACCACCAACAAAGCAGCTGCCACGATGACTACAACATCCAATACTGCTTCTAGTGCTGTCCATCAAACAAAGTTCTATCATCATTACCAACCAGGCAAATCACAAGTTATCTTCAGTTCTGTGTGCTTTGGTTACGCCCAGCAGAATGTAACCAAGAGAACTGGATACTTTGATGATAGAGATGGCATTTACTTCGAGCAAGTTGGTGGTGCTACTGCTAACGGAACAAACAACGGCACACTCAATTTTGTAGTTCGTTCTTATACTATCGGTAGTGCTAGTGAAGCAACAGTAGGAAATTACAAGAGAAGAGTTCCTCAATCAGAATGGAATATTGATCCTTGTGATGGAACTGGTCCTTCCAAGTTCAATATCAATACTTCAAAAACTCAACTAGTTTATATTGACTTCCAGTGGCTTGGAGTTGGTAGAATTCGCTGTGGATTTGTTCATGATGGTCAGATTGTTTTAGCACATGAATACTACTGCTCCAACGAACTATCAGAAGTTTATATGTCAAATCCCAATCTCCCAGTAAGATGCGAGATTAGAAATACTGGAACAACTACTGGTGGATCTATGGATCAGATTTGTTCTACAGTAATGTCTGAAGGTGGATATGTTGAAAGTGGTATTGACTGGGCGGTTACTTCTCCAGCAATCAGAACAAGTATTGCTCCTGGGGGAACAAGATTTCCTCTAATGGCAATTCGTCTGAAAAATGATTTCAAAGGTTATCCAAATAGAATTAGTGTAAGACCAAACACGATTGGTATTTTTGCTCAATCTGGTGATTGCTATTATGAGTTAATCAAACTATCAAATGCCAGTCAATTAACTACATCTTTAAATGGTGGCACTTTGACTTGGACCGATGCTGATGATGATAGTGGTGTTCAATATTGTGTAAATGCTGAAGCAATTACTGGAAGTGTTGATGTATTTGCTGCTGGCATCGTAACTGCTGGAGCATCACCAAACTCACTAACTCCAGTGGCATCTGGTGGTCTAACGACGGCGAAGAAAAATATTATCGTTCAGAATTTAGACTCGACAAATTCCGAAGTGTTTGTTATTGCTGTAAAAACTATTAGTACTGCTAGTAATGCTACTGCTAATGCTGCCGCTACTATCCAATGGAGGGAGATTTACTAATGAAAAACTTTAAAGAAATCAAACATCTTGCTGAAGAAGCAAAGAAAAAAGAGCAAGAAGAAAAGCGTTTCTGTAAGCTCTGTCAAAAACCAGAGACCAGAAGTGAATGTTCCTATGGAGAGAAAGCATGGGATCGTTTTGCTGTTCCCATCAAGTCAGTCAAGAAAGAAGAGGTAGAATTAGACGAAGCTGCTTGGACACGAAAGGAGGGTCAAAACAAGAATGGTGGTCTCAACGAGAAAGGTAGAAAGTCATATGAAAGAGCTAATCCTGGAAGCGACCTTAAGGCACCTTCAAAGAAAGTTGGAAATCCCCGCAGGGCGTCATTTTGTGCCAGAATGAAGGGCATGAAATCAAAGCTCACCAGTAAGAAAACTGCCAGAGATCCAGATAGCAGGATCAACAAATCGCTTCGTGCGTGGAATTGCTGACAAACACCCGCCGATAAAATTTAAATTATTATAATTAGTTTTGAGATCTCTCAAATGAAAATGAGACTGAAAGAAGAAGATGTAGTGAGGCTTATTCTTGCCTGCGAACTTTATAAAGATAGTACAGGATCTGAGTATATTTGGGATGAATACAATGAACTTGTAGGGAAACTCAAAACATATTTGGAACAATATTCCACAAACGATGAATAATACAATCTTCAATGCTATAGTGCTTTTTTCCGCTATAGCATTTTTCATTTACTGGGGACTTACAAATGCTTACCCTCATTGAACATTTAGCAGAAAGTCAAATCTGGTTAGGATTATGCGGATTTGGAGTTATCGTAGTTCCTATTCTTGGTATTCAATACATCCATAGAAAAAAAGAGGAAGAATAATTTATACAAGTGTAAAGTTATTCTTATTAAATCTTAACATATTGTAACACTATTTTTTCCTACATATCTTATAATGAATGTAGCAGAGAGTTACATATGTACGGGACTTATTTCATTGTTGTGTTTTTTGCGATCCTGGTAGCATATGCTGGGATTGAGGAAACTATGAAACTCTTTGCTTATGCTGATCTTCAACTACGCTATGCGTTTGTAAGAGTTCAGATGAGATGGATGGGTTGGAAACTCAAGAGGCAACTTGTGAGAGATACAACCGATTTCAAAAAGTTCCTCGCAAATTACGAAAATGAACACGAAGACCTGCCCTAAGTGTGGTGCTAATTGGATCAACGAACAGCACTACTGGACGGGAACAAACAAGCCAGGTAATGAACTTGACCTGGCGGGGTTAGTATGTAACAAGTTGGGAGATGATACTTGTATCAATCCTTGCCGTGGCAAAGAAGGTGGTGTTACATGGGAGAAGAGATTGAAAGAGTTGGAAGAAGACCACCCCTAAATACCAGTAGTGACTAGGTTTTATTGTGGCAGCTGGTACTGATGTATATTTGGGTAATCCTA